TCAGTATCCCAATTAATCTTGGAATAGACTCCTCCAAAAATAGGAGCTGTTTCTCCCATCTCTAACATCTTTGAATAAGCATCCTGCTCATCTAATATAGTATCTAATCTTTCTTGTGCTTTTTTTGCTTGTTCATCTGCTTCATCTGTATGTGCTTCTGCTATTTTTATATCTGGCGTTTCGCTAAATAACAAATCAGCTGATGTTGAAGCAATATCACCTGCTACCGGAATATGTAGCATAGTTTCTCTATCCTCTTTGATATCTTGACTCCAAAAGTTGCCAGTTGCTGCTTGATAATAATTTAATAGTTGATTAGGATCTCCACTCCACCACGCAGCCCACTCTTGATATTTTAAATATACATTATCATCATCTTTTAAAAGTGAATTCATTTATTCACCACCTTTCTAGTTGTGTATCATTCTTTTTCTAATCTTCGGTATTCCATTAATCATATATCTTAATGCATCCATGCCATGATCATGTTCTTTGATGGGTTTGTCTTCCCCAACCTCTTGTTTGCGACTATCCCAACTATATGAATTAAATTCTTGTATTAAATCCTCTAAATTTGGATTAACCATTATTTTATTATTAGCAATTAAACTACTAACTCTGCGTATTCCATCCAAGACCTCGTTTTTAGCTTTAACAACTCTTTTAAATTGTGGAAACTGCTTTCTGTGTTGATATAACTCTACTATAAATGATTTAGCTGATGGATCAATAAAAGTCCAATGTGGTGTAATGTTATATTTCAATATAAATTCTTGTAACTTTTCTCTCAACTGCACATCTGTTTTTGCTGAGCCACTACTAGCTTCACCCCACCTATATTCGTGCATAATATATAATTTATTATCATAGCCTAATCCAATATGTTGAAACACAGTATCATTTGTAATTCCATAATCGCATGATATCCACTCTTGCTTAATTTTTGGCAACTCATTATAAAGATTATTATCATCAAAATCTGGATAAACCAAACCTTCTGCAAGTACCCATTTTCCTAAAATATATCTTTGATACCAAACACCTGTATATTCTAGTTTGAGCTGCTTAACAAATTCATCTGATAAGAAAGGATTGTCATCTATTGTAAAGTGTTGATGGTATACATCTAATTTTTCATTATCTATTATATCTTGTTTTAACCAATGATATGGTCCTTCTGGGTTGCAAGTACCATCAAATTTAGAATTTTTCTTATCTAATCTAGATTTAAGCATATTAAAAAATTCTTCAGGCCACGTTGTTATCTCATCTCCATAAACATATTGGAATCCTGTACCTTGTAATTTTTTAGTTGCTCTTGCGTCATTAGCCCCGATACAATAAAACTTTTTTCCAAATATAGTGGCTTCTCTTTTTCTACCCTCGATTTCGCTAACATATTTTTCACCGACTATATCTCTTAACGGATCAAGTATATTTCTCATTATGGTAGTTTCAGTCTTACCTATTATAGCCCGCCTACCTTGAGGAAGATATTTTAATCTGCGTGGTATATTTAACAAGCTAGCATAAGATTTACCAGCACGAACGGCTCCAGTTAATAAATTCCATCTTGCATTACCATTTTTGATGTAATCAATTTGTTTTTTAGATAATTTAGCCACCATCTATCACATCAGCGTTTTCAACACCATTTACAAACATTTCTAATTTATCTTCTTGATTTACAATTAATTTTTTATCGGCTGTTTCAAGTATTTCATTAACTTCCCATTGTTCTTTTCTGCAATTTCTTAATATCTCACTAAAAATTTTAAATTGTTTCAGCCTATCAAAGTTTTTTTCATTCATCAAAGCATTATAAGCGCCACGCCTTGTATTATTTATTAGTTTTTCATATTCCAATCTTAATTTAGCTTCTTTGTCAGCTTCTTCTTCCCTTACTTTTTTAGCAGCTGCTTTTTGTACGGTTTCTGTACTTTTTCCTTTTTCCCAATTATTATTTCTGGCCTTTCTAGCACCATAACTTTGATTAAACCCATATTCTTGAGCCAGCTGCTTCATAGAATATTTACCAGTTTCGTATTTAGCTTTTATTTCTTCCCAGTTGTATTTTGCCATTACTATCACCTATTTCTTTTGTTAGCAAATAAAATAAAGGAGTGTCAAGCACAGCTAAAATTAATTTTATTATATATTGAGAGAGAATCATAATTATTAAATTAGGCACATTTCCCCAAAAAGCTATTGTAATAAAAATAGCTGTATCTATAAATTGAGATGTTATTGTTGACCCGTTGTTTCTAATCCATTTTGCATTAAATTTTTCTTTTAAAAAATGAAATGCTAAAACATCTGTGTGTTGTGATATTAAGTAAGCGGTCAAGCTAGCTATAACAAACCTAAAATTTTGGCCGAGTATAATATTAAACGCTTTTTGTGTTTCTTGAGCAAAAGGCGCTACTGGTAAATGTTGTGCCAGTATTATTAGCGCTCCTGCAAATATTTGTGCCACAAACCCAAACTTAACAGCTTCAGAAGCTTTTTCTTTTCCCCATTTTTCACTTATAATATCTGTTGACAAGAAAGTAAAAGCATAACTAACAACTGCTGCTGGCAAAATAATTCCTTTAAACATTACAACTTTCCCCGCTACTACATTAGCAATAACTAAACTGGTTGTTAATATTCCTACCCAAAAATAATATTTTTTTAACAAAATTAGCAACTCCTTTTAGTTTTTTATAGCTGGTTTTTTCATACAGCTTTTTTATATTTTTATCAGCCCATTTTTGAAATTTTACCCATTCTTTGAAATTATTTTGGGCTGTTTTTTTATTTTTTATTTTTTTATTTTTTGGTCTATTTATTTTAACAACTTCTTTTCCATTAAATTTATATAAATATCCACCTATATTCCCATACATCCAAGCCGTGCTATCTACGCTATCAAAATTGTATTTTTTTATTTGTTTATAACTAGTTAATCCAAGCGCGTGAATTTTAGTGTTATGTTTATGTGCTTGTTTTATAAACCAAGTGAAATATTTATAATCTTTGGTTTTTATTTCTCCGCTGACTATCCCGCCGATCGCCACATAATTATATTTTTTGCACAAATTAATAAACTCTTTTTTACCTCTGCTTTTATGCCAAACCGGAATACATTTTTTGTTAGTTTCTTTTTCTAATTTTTCTCTAAGTTTTTTAACTTTTTTATACCCAACTACACTATCTATGTCTAATTCAAAAAAATTATTTATATTATGTTTTTTTATAAATTTAACATATTTATTTAAATAAGTTATCCAATTTTCTTTTTTTGATTTGTTTTGCATAAAAGTAAAAGCTCCACTATCTAATAAAAAATCTTGATATTTATTGATTTTTACCTCTTCTTTTTTTGTTATATTATAAAAGCTTTCGAGTCTATAAAACTTATAAAATTCATTTTTTATCCAAGGGTGCCCATTTTGCCCCGCTAAAAAAATTTTCATATTTCTATCACTTCTCCGCAATTAGGACACTTAACTGATTTGTTTTTATTGTCTTTGTTTTTGTCATTTTCTTCTGCTTCTTCAAAGAAACTGTCTATATCTATTTCTTCTGTAATTCCTTCTATTTCTATTTCATCAAACCCTGTAAACTCGTCTTCTATCGCTTCAAACTCAACTTCAAGCATTTCCATATCCCACTCGGATTCCGCCACTTTGTTATCTGCTATTCTTAATGCTTTAGCTTCTGCGTCTGTCAAATCATCACGCTTTATAACTGGCAACTCTTTCATTCCTAATTTTTGTGCAGCTTTATATCTTCCATGGCCTGTTATAATTTCATTATCATTATCAATTACTAATGGGACCGTAAATCCATAGTTTTTAATACTACTACAAAGTTTATCAATTTGTTCTGGTGGATGTGTTTTAGGATTATTATGATATGGAAATATATCATCAGTTTTAACTGTTTCTACTTTGTCAAATATTTTCATTTTACCCCTCCTAAATCATATCATCTAATAATTATGCGTGTCTTTGCAACTGCCTTCTGAAAAGTTGCCCACTACATTTCTCGCAATAAACTCTCCCACTTCTATTATCTTTCCCGCAATCTCTGCAAATCATCGTATCACTCCTTGTAATGTTATATTAATTATGAGTTAATCCACCTAATATTTTTATATTACTTAAAAAATCATCATTAACATTTCCACCTAAAATTTGCTGTTTGATTTTTCTTCTTATTTCTTTAGCTGACACTAAATATTTATTATATTCATCTTCAACAAACCATCGATTATTTTCAAATCCATAATTACCATCATTAAATTTAATTGAACCCCTTCTTTTAATTTGGAACATTATTATTGATACAACTTTGTTTATCATCTAATCCACCTCGCTATAATGTGCCAACCCCAAACTTGCCAGCTGATTTTTGATTATATCACCGCTGATGAAATGCAATATATTATAATCGTTGCTGGTAACTGTATCAAAGTATTTGTCTATCACAAGTTTCATATCATCAACAGTTAATCCTTGTTCATCCATAACCTTCTCAAATTTATCTTTAACCTGCTGCCATTGATTAACTTTCAAAGCTAAAAATTTATCATTAATCATATAATATCTGTGATTGTAATATTTAATCGCAGAATAACACTCGTCATCAGCAATGGTTTTAGCGTAAATGATAGGTTGAACCTTTGCTGATTGGTGATGACCATTATTATCTCTGTTAGTAGTCTCTGTAGTACTCTCTGTAATAGGATAATCTTGCTTTTCCTTATCTCTTAGTAATTCATCATTTCCCTTACTCTTAGTAATTGTACTTTTCCCAATTAGGTCTGGATGGTAAACTTTTAATAAATCATAATTTAATTTTTCCCAGTTGATAAACCAATAAGTAACCCTATCGCTATCTGTATAATATATAACATAAGCATCTTCTTCATTCTCAATCTTATTCTTATTTTTACCTCTTTTATAACCAATCTTTTTAATTGCTGTGTTAAACTCACTTCTAGTAAATCCCAATTCTTCCAACCAACTATCATTTTCTTTATACCAATCATGTGTACAAGGTGCAATAAATTTGAAAAACTTACCATCTTTTTTAATATCCCAATACATAACTTGCTGCAACAATATTGTAGCTGTTACCTTACCTGTAATTTGATTTAATTTCTTTCTGTAAGGTATGGTTTCTTTATCCTCTGACATTGTCATTGCTATTCCATTTGGTCGACCGTAACCTGTGCTCATTAATTTAATACCTCCGTTTAGTATTTATCCGCAAAAAATATTAGTGGGCAATTCACTACGGATTGTGAAGGTTCGACGCTGATAGCTAATCAACAGCTAGCCCACTTTAAACTTTCACCTCACACTAATTATACACTCTAACCTACAATAAATCAATCATTTTGGAGGCGATAAACAGATTTGAACTGTTTTCTCCAGATTACAAAACTGGTGTTTTACCAATTAAACTATATCGCCATTAATTTAATTTCCCACTCACGCCTAGCAGTTAACCATTGCTTAAGAGTCAAGTTTCTTAACAATTTCATCTAAAGTATTAGCATTACTTCTCAAATATTTTAATAAAGTTTCTATATCTATATCATTTAATAGGTCAAATTTAGTTTCTAATATATTTAAATCGTGTTTAAGATCATCAATTTCATTTTTTAAATATGAATTAACTCCAACTACATCACTAACTACTCTGCCATCATAATGGTCTTTAACTTTTAAAAAGTATGTTTTACCATTTTTACCTTTTACCTCAAATTCTTGCTCAAAGCTCATTTTATCCCTCCAGTAAACTAACCTCTAGCTCATCTAAGTATTCATTAACACTTTCTCTAATCTCATTATATTTCTGCCTATTATTACCATTCATCTTCAAAAATTGCAATCTCCGCTTTAAAAACTTTAAGTGCTCAACTTCCTGTTCGATGGTCATGGAGCATTTTTTAAATGTCATTCAACTATCCCCAACTTTCTATCTAACACTAATTGATATACATCATTAACCTCTATTGGTGTCCCTGTTTCCTCTGCATATAATAACTCATCAGACTGTCCACTACTCATAAAGCCGTCATATTGGATTGCTATCACCTTATCAGCCCTATCTATCATACTATAACATTCTTCCATTATAGCTTCTCTCATGCTGTCATCTTCAAAATATGAGAAAGCGTGTAAAGGTGATAATATAATAGTGTTATGATATTCTTCCATTAATTTTAAATCTTTTGCTAAGTAATCACACCTTAATCTGTTAGCTTCTGGGTCATCTTTAAAAGGATGTGATAAGAAAATTAATTCATAACCTCTCATTTCTTTTTTAATGTCATCATAATCTATCATTTCCAACATTGTATCATTATTAATATCTAGATCATCATTTTGATGAATATCATCTAGGTTTTTCATTTTCCTTGATTGCAGCTCTGGCATTTCTAAAATTTCTTCTACTTTTAAGCATTCTCCATTGCGATGTTCACACATTTTCATCATCCCCTTTTCAAATCTTTAGTTGTCCAGTGTTTGTGATTGACTATTCTTGACACAACTGATTGAGCTGTATTATATTTTTTAGCTAATTCATATTGATTTATTTTATTGTTTTTGTATTCATTATAAATTTTATTGCCAATTTCTTTTGTTATTTTTGCGTGTGGATTATTCATACCAGAAACTCTTTTGGAAGTATCTGGTCTTTTAACGCCATACATTGGGTTGTTTTTACCACTGACATCGTGATGATTTTTGCTTATTTTTAGCCTTGATTCTAAAGTATGTTTTTGACCATATCTTGGATTGTCTTTACCAAGTAAACCATACATCGGATTATTTTTACCTCTCATTGCATTCCCACCAACATGACAATTATAACCTCTACCTTCAAATGTATTATATTTTTTTATCCATTCTATTTCCTTTTTATCAGCTTCTTTAACTGAACAAACTTCTAATATTTCATATAAAAAACAATCTTTAGAGTATTTATCAATAGCCTTATCAATAACTTGCTTATCACCGTGACAATGTCTTACCCACCTCTTTTTAGGATAAACTGTTTGTCCAACATACATTCTACCATTAACCAAATTAGTAATTAAGTAAATAAAACTTTTTCTCATATTATTACCTCCGTTAGTAATTTCCGTAATAAAAATTAAGTGGGAAACCAATACGGATAATTGGCTTTCAAGTGTACATCTCTATCCCACTTTAAAGTTATTAATCTAAAAATACTTGCTTATCAACATTTATAGTTTGGTGTCCTTTACTGCCACTCATGACAACTATTGGATAACCTAACATAACCTTTTTATATCCTTTCATTTCGGCATATCCCCCACTCCAACTCAAAGCTGAGCCAGTATTAACATAATAATATCTTTTTGTTCTCAACTTCATGTTTCGTGGATCTGGAAAGTCTATAATGTCTATATCTTCACTAATTAATCTGTGGGTATGAGCCATAAAATACATATCAACATCAACTATTTCACGCATCTTCTTAATTTTTCTAACTATACCAGCGTTACTTTTTGCTGCCGTACTTCCGTGAAAATGATAACTGTGAAGTGTACCTTTGTTAAACGCCCACTTAATAACCACAGAATAACCATAAAACTTATCTTCTATGCCTAACCTTTGCATTATCATCTTAATTGGATTGATGCCAACTGTTCTAATTGCGCGCTCGTTGTGATTACTCATTATAGCCCCAACAATAATGTCTTTGTAAGGCTCTAACTTGTCAACCCAGTAATCTATCTGCTCATGTGGAGTCATTTCTTGAGTGTATGTGTCACCAACAGAGTTAACTAATGCCATCTCTGTTAGATCGCCCATTAAAAATATTCTACCATTCTGTCTATTAGATATTTCAGATAAAACCGCGTCAACTATATCTTCTCTATAATTTGGATGTCCTGTGTGGGTATCTCCTAAAAGCAAAAGGTTAACTTCTTCTATATTACCTTCAAATCTTTCTTCTACATATTTCAATAGTTTACCCCTCTCTATAAAACTGTGCCTATAATTTGCCAACTGCCATTGACCTTTGTGTAAATGTGAATTGCATTATAACTCTCAACTTGTTCAGTTTTAAGCCAACCATTGTAATACCCTTGTAAGTGCTGTGGAAAGTTTTTCTTAATATATTGAATAACATTATAATCATCTCGTTGATAATCATACATAAGTTTAGCTCCTTGTGGTGAGTGATAAATGGTCCGTCGGGTAGGCTTCGAACCTACAAAGTACATCCCGTACCGGCGGGGTTACAGCCCGCTGCCTTGCCAATTAGACTGCCGACGGATATGTTAGCAGGAGCGATCAATTTACCACTCCTGCTGAAAGGGGGATAAAATGTTTAACTATTTACATAACTATTCACTCTATACCTTTATTATACAGTATAAACTGTAATTTTGCAAGTTAAACCTATCATGCGTCTATCATATCAAATAAAACATTCAATTTATCAAAAGCAGATGCTTTACTCCTATAAAAACTAGCTTCTTTTTTATCCCAATCATCCATTAAAATTATTTCATTATCTGGCACACTTCCTGGTGTCCACTTCCTCAAATAAGGTTCTAACTCTAAATTATACAACTGTGTGATAATAAACAACTCATCATCATTAAGTTTTATTAACATCTTATCAACAGTATCCACAAAGTTTTTCTTCTGCTGCAAGTTGACTTCTTTATCTTTGAAAATATCATCAAACTTTTTATAAATTGTAATGTAATCGCAATAGTTGATATATTGCTTTAATACTTTATCGACTAACTCCTTATCCATCTTCTTCACCTTGTTTTTTAATAAATGCCTCTAATATTCTATCAACTTCTATTTCTTTAAACTTAACATTAAATTCTTTGCCACTATCTAAGTCATATAAGGTTACTATTTCTTCTACAAAATCAATAAAACTAACTGTTAAAGTTTTAGCTGTTATTTTATCAATAATTTCAATTTTCATTATTTAACCCCTTCTTCCACATTTTTTCGCACAATTTGATATGTTCTATTGGATCAAGTCTATCCTCACACCTTTCACAATCTAAGTTATCAACTCTATCATCCTTAACATTACACCACTCCACTTGATATTTGATATAGATGTTAGCACACCTTTTGTGGCTTGTAATTGATTTGTGGAAGTGGCATAATCCTTTGTTAATTGTTAAGTTATCGCAAGTGTCTGCTATGCATTCTGTGTAATTATTCATAAATTACTTCATTAATTAAAGTTGACCATTTAGTAGTTGTTGCGCCTTTAAACTTACCACTTAACTTTCTGACATAATAATCAACACAATCATGCCATTCATCGTACCCAATTGCTAGTACTTCATATTTTATATAATTATTACCTATAAATTTATCCCCAACCTCTAACTTATCTTTCTTTTTAAGTGCAGAAAGACTGGTTTCATAAGCTATATCAAATTCACCTTTTCCATTTGTAGTTCCATATACATATTCTTTATCATGCTCACTATAAGTTACTCCCCAAATTTTAACTTCTTCTTCATTAAAAGCTGAATAATGGTCGATTACATAATCACCAATTTTAAATTTATTATTTTGCTTTGTTTCCACTATTATCCTCCTCGCTTTTGAGTATAGCATAACCAGCTAAATCTTTAAAAGGATTCTCACCAAAAGCCTCTTTTTGATTAGCTACCCTCATCATCTTGTCAAACATCCTTATTAATGCTAGCATATCACTATATTGTTCAATTTTTATCCCTTCTGGATATAACAACTCTAAAAATTTATGTGACTTGTTAAAACTATCGCCATATGCTCTGTTTTTTTCATCAACTAATGCACCTATTCTCATACCTATCTGTTCATATTTAATTGGATTGCTCATTTTTGTATTCCTCCAATAGTTTTATTTCACACTCTTTCTTTACACTTCTTATGTGTTGTGCCAAATGTGGATTATTAGTTTTGGCAACTGACATTTCATAAGCATAAGCCAACAATGCTATCCATACTTTAAGTTTTAGTTTTGTCATATTTTTTCTCCTTCCTCAACAATTCAGCGTGCCTTTCTTCTGTAATACAATGTAGTAAAGGTTTGTAATTCTTCTTAATAACTAACAGCGGTGCTTTATCAGTCTTATGCTTATCATTTTCGCTGCCATTAACTTCTATAACCTGTTCCCATGCCTCCATTAACCACTTAGGCACACTTGACCTATGTTTACATTCCACACTATATCTTATAGCCGGAATATCAAATCCTAAACTATTGTAGCCTGCTCCTAATCTTCCGCTTTCAGTAACAGCATAATGCTCACCATCTATTCCGTCATGCTCTTTAATCCATTTTGCTACTTCTCGCTCAAATCTATTTCCTTTATTTTTTGATTTTCCCATCTAAACACCTACTATTTCTTTTATTTTTTCAATCAATGCAATAATTATAAAATATATCATTGCTGTAGGTGATATAATTATCATATATATAAGTAATGCTATATCCCATAAATAAATTTTACTATCATACATATCAATCGAAATTGCTATCAAAAGGCCAATCAACAAATATATTGCTATTAAGTATATCATTGTACCTCCTTATTAATAATTATAACTAGAAACTATCATTAAAATCATCAAATCCGTCAGCTATTTCATTTGAATCTTGTTGAGTATAATTATCTGGCTTCTGTGAAAAATTAACAACTTTATCAGCATTAATTTTCAATTTGCTTCTTTTTTCGCCACTACTATTCTTCCATCTATCCTGTCTTAATTCCCCTTTAATTAACACCAAATCGCCTTTTTGAGCATCAGCATTATATTCAGCTTGTTTGTAATTTCCTCTATCCCAAATTGTAACATCAATAAAATCTGTCTCGTCACCATAACTTCTGTTAACAGCAACTGTGATATTGGTAACTCCACTTCCATTATTAGCATATCTCATTTCTGCATCTCTAACAAGATGACCTAAAATAAATACTTTGTTCATATTTGGCATCTAATCACCCTTCCCAGTTATTCTTTTAATTTCATCCATAATTTCCTCTGCTGTTAAGTGTTCAGTCCAAATTTTAGCCTTAACCGATTTGTTGCCTTTTTCATAAGTAAACTCTACATATTCTTTATTATTCATTTTATCCTCCTATCTTACTGGACATAATCCATCGCCCTCGCATGAACTCCCTAAATCCCTCTCAACATCATCTGGGTTTAACTTTACATCTGTACTAACCTTATTTTCAATTTTAGTGTTTTTGATAATAACTTCTTCAGATTTATTAGATACCACCCCTTTGCTGTTTTGATACTTACCATTATATTCTTGCTCAACTGGACTGCTTAATTTGTATAATACTAATTGTGCTATTCTTACACCTTCCTTTAACTGAATAATATTGTCGCTATTATTGACTATCTCAAGCGTTATATTACCCCTAAATCCAGCGTCTATCCAACCAGCAGTCAAATGTATTTCTAATCCCATTCGTGCTATAGATGACCTTCCTGTAACTTCTCCAACTAAATGTGCTGGAATGTTAACCCACTCAGCAGTACCGGCTAATACAAAATCATTAGGCTGTAATTTGTAATCATCTACTGCCACTTCAAAAGTTTTGACTTCATCGTGTACTGTATATTCCCTGCCACTTGTGGGGATGAGTAATTTATCACCTAAAGTTAAATCTAAACTGCAAGGTTGTAGATTATCAATTATAAAAGGCTTAACTATATTATGTTCAACTACTTCTTTTTTAAAATCTTTATCTGATAATATCATAAATCATCTCCTATATTATTTTCCAAGCTGAGTCCAAACTATTTTTTATCTCTTTTACTTCATTTTTAATTTCTAATAATAATTTTCTAGCTTGTGCTGCTGGTTTTTCTTCTTCATCTAAATCAATTGGTAAAGTTAAATCACTACTTGAAGTTTGGCAATATTCTAACACACTATCTATTTTATTTAACGTGTCATATTTTTTCGGTAAACTCATATGTTTTCCTCCCTCTCTGCCCTCTTATCCACCCACATAAAACACATTTCGTGCATACCATCAATTTCTTTTTCATCTGGTTTGATTTCTTGCTTACACTTTTTACATGTTTTCATTAAAATTCACATCAATATTAATTGATAAATCCTTAATTATATTTTTGAGTTGATTAATTTTATTAACAACTTTTCCTAAACTATCTATTCCTTCTTCTGTTCTTAATTGCTTCTCACAATAAGTCTTAAATAAATGTTCAAAGCTAGTGTGGTAAGTTTTATCAGTCATAGTTTCTATTTCTTCACCATCTTTATTGGTATATGTTGACCACTTTCCTAAAATATATTGTCTTTTGTCGCTAGTTATGCCATAAGTTCCATCAATATCTATTCTCATTTTACAACCCCTTTCTAATTTTAAGCAACCATTCAGCAGGCTTATCAGCTAACTTTTCCATCACATCAAAAAACTTAATTATAATTTTAGGTAGCTTTTTAGGATACTTTTTATTTTTGATAGCTGTATATTGGTCTGGATGTTCAATTTTTAATTCTTCTTCTATGCTAACTTTTAGCAATTTAACCATCTCCCCTTTCCTAATCTAATACCATTATATATGACACATTCCAATAAGTCAAGACTATTTTCTTAAAATTTCAATTTTATTTTTCATTCCCATATCCAGCTCATAACCATCCTCCCAACGAACAATATCTTTGTAGAAATACATCTTGCAGACACCTGTCCCCGATGTTCTTCCTTTCTCCTGTATCATCTCGCCTAATACTCTATTCCCTCTAGTTTTGTTCTGTTTTTCAATAGACTTTTCTTCTAAATAATCCGGTCTGTGCAACAACCATATTTCATCAGCTGTTTCCTCAATTTCACCGCCACCTCTCATATCGCTCATTTGTGGTCGCTTGCCTTCTTTGTGATTACTTCTTGTCAACTGCGAAACTAGAATAATCGGCACATTAAGCTGTAATGCAAGACTTCTAAGGCTTCGACATATACCACCTATTTCTCGCACCATATTAGCTCTCTTGTCATATCCTATATTTTGCAGATAATCTACAACTATCACATCGAGTTGGCCCATATCCTTGTTAATTTTTCTGCAAACAGCTGCGATGTCATCAACATTCATATTTCTTTTTTCGCTGATGAATAAGTTTTTCTCATACTTATCTAATATATTATAAGCATTAGCAATAGCATTTTGTTGAACCTCTGATAACTTTTGAGCCTTGTCATAATCATTAGCAGGCACACAACTTTCGCTAACTATTAAGCGATCAACCACTTCTTTTGCGTCCATTTCAAGCGATATCATAGCTGCTTTGCCACCATTGAATAATATATTTCTCATCACCTTAATCGCAAAAGCTGTCTTACCTACCGACGAGTTAGCTCCTAATACCGTAAGGTGTTTTCGCTTAAGTCCGCCCCACTTGTTGTCTATCTGATACAATCCAGTCTTAACGCTATCATCACCTTCACCTTCTAATCGCTCCACATAGTTGCCATACGCCTTGATTAGAGCATCGCCAAGCAGGTAGTTAGTTTCGTCATTATCCAGCTCTGAAGTAACTTTAAATATCATTTCTTGCGATTTGTGTAGATACTCGTCAATATCTAAATCTTTCTTTTTTGCTAAGTTATAAATATCTTTGCTGACGCTTTTTAGATTGTGTCTAATATAATTTTTGTGCAGCAAATCTAAACTATCATCAAACTCGTGAAATAAGTCTTTTTCTGGCAGTTCGTCAGCAGCAACTTCTACTTCAGTCGCTAGCTTAACTATGCTTAACTGTTCGTTATTATTCCTTTTTTTAACTATCCAATTATATATTTTCTTCATCTTATTATCAGTAAAATAATTAGGTTTACATTTTTGTATTAAATCATCAGCTAACTCTGGATTTGTTAATGTTGCTGCAATTA